GTGCCGATCCTGAGCAAGTTTGGCGCTGCAGCAGAGGATTCAGGCAGCAGCATCGATGAAGTCGCCAAGGCAATGGGGCGGCTATCGAAGGGGATTGTTGATCCCGCATCCAAAACCAATGAAGCCCTGAAAGCGATTGGCATCAGCTCAACAGACGCTCAGGGCAAGATCCGCGGCGTTGATTCGATCATGCTGGATCTGGCGGACAGGTTCGCCAAGATGCCAGATGGAGCGCAGAAAACTGCGCTTGCTATGGAACTGTTTGGCAAGGCGGGCATGAACTTGATCCCGATGCTGAACGGTGGCCGTGAGGCTCTCAGTCAATACTCAGCAACCATCGACACCGAGATGGCGCAGGCTGCCGATAAGTTCAACGATGCGTTGAATGCAATCGCGCGATCTGTTTCAGGACCATTCAACGAAGCTGTGACGGCATTGCTGCCATTTATTACCCAGCTGGCTGAGGGCATTGCAGGCTTCGCTCAATGGTTCAGCAGTCTGCCAGGACCTGTGCAAACTGTTGTGGCAAGCATTGGCGCGTTGACTGCTGCGCTGGTGGTATTTGGCCCGGCCATTGCGTCGATCGTGACAATCTTCACAACCCTTGGCCCGTTGCTGGCTGGCATTGGCGCTGCAATGGCTGGCATCCCCGCCTTGATCGCCGGCTGGGCTGGCGCGATTGGGCCATTGCTCGCCGGCCTTGGCAGCCTTGGTCAGATCCTGATTGGCGTCTTCAGCGGTCCCGTTGGTTGGGTAGCACTTGCGGTTGCCGCTGGCGCCGCAATCTATGCATTCCGCGATCAGATCGGTCAAGCGTTTCAAGCGATCGGTGGCATCCTGCAGCAAGCTGCAGCAGGATTCAAAACAATTTTCATCGACCCTGTGGTGGCTGGCTTTCAGGCCGTGGTTCAATTCGTAACCACCAGTTTTGTGCAGCCGATTCAGGCAGCGATCACTGGATTAGTGCAAATTATTGCCAATAGCTTCAAGGCTGTGACGCAAGCAATCACGGCACCATTTCAAGCAGCGTTTACAGCTGTTCGCGGCATCGTCAATCAAATACTCAACGCAATTAGCAGCTCCATCAGCAGCGTTATTAACGCAATCAACGGCATCATCCGCGGCGCCAACTCTGCACTGGCGCGATTGCGGCTGCCTCAGATCCCTCAGTTGCCAATGCCTCAAATCCCACGCTTCGCCGAGGGCGGCGTGGTATCCGGCCCGACGCTTGCGATGGTGGGCGAAGGTGGTGAGCCTGAGTACATCGTGCCGCAAAGCAAGGCATCAGGGTTTGCCGCCAACTGGATGGCTGGCCAGCGTGGCGCAGCTGCTATCCCACGCTTCGCCGAGGGCGGCGTAGTGGTGCCAGGCAACGCTCAGGTCAGCATCCAGACTGGGCCTGTGACGCAAATGAACGGCGCCAATTATGTGACCACGCAAGACCTAAGCCGCGCCGTTCAGGCTGGCGTGCAGCAGACTTTGAACATGATGCGCAATGATCGCGGCACACGCCGCGCGGTGGGGCTGGCCTGATGAACGACTATGACATCATGTGCTTCCTTGAATACTACGCGGATCGCACAAGCGTGCGTGATCCGATCAGCGGCAAACGTGCGCCAACCCGGCAGTGGCAGAACTTCTACCAGGTGGCGCAAACGTTCAGCATTGACAGCGACGTGGCAGGCAGCTATCTGTATCTGGCATTTGATGTTGACGGATTCAGCTCGGTTGATGCTGGCTCGATCAACCAGCTCAACGTAGACATTGCTGCGGTTGGCGATGTGGTTGACCTGACCGAGCAAGCTGTAGGTGGTGGCTCGCTTGTGATCGCAAGCCTGATCGTGCAGGACCCTGGCCAAGATTCATTTGACGCCAGCAGCGCGCAGATCATCAGCCGCTACATCGGTAGCATTGAATCTGCAGCGCTCAGCGATACGGCTATTACGTGGTCAGTCAACCCAGCAATCGACAAGCAAAAGGGCCAGGTGCCCAGCCGTAAGATTGCGTCAGACCTGATCGGGAGGTTTGTGGGGCAATGATGGAACAGATAATCGCCAAGGATTTGAGCGTGACATGCCACGATGGCAGCTGCCATGAAAACGTGACGCTGAAGGTTTGCAATGGCAAGCGGATCTACACCGCCCCTGATGGCCGCAAATTATGCGTTGAAAAGATTAACGGCGGCACGTTTCTGGTTTCAGTGCGACTTGCCACATTGATTCATTGCAGCTGCCCCATGGAGGTGGATTGAGGTGACTACGCCAGCGCAGCAGATCATCCAGGCATCGGCTGGCGGTAATGCGCAAGCCAGGCAAGACATAGCACTTTCTGCCAGCGGCGGAAGGTACAAAAGCTACATCGACGCGGCAAGTCGTGGATTCAAGGCGCCTCCTCCTTCCAAGATTCCGCCAAATGCGCCGATTGCGTCAGTGGCTGCAGCGATAACACCGCCGCGACCTGAACCAACATTTCAAGCTGCACCGCAGGAGAAAGCTAAGCCAGCACGCGCTGGCAAGAAACTGGATGATTCACTGCTGACCAGCAAAAAGCCATCAGCTGATATTGACAAGGCGCAACGCATCGGCACACCAGGCGAAACCATCCCGATCGTCTTTGGCAAGCGCGCGAATAACATCGGCGGCGTATGGATTCAGCCACCACTGGTAAAAGCTGGCACCAAGCTATTTGTTGGCAGCTTTTTGTATCCGGTAAGTCAAGGTGAAATTGTCAGCGCACCAGTCAAGCATCGCGCATGGGTTGGCTTGCGAAATCTGGCATTTTTACCAGATCAAACCATTACGATTCAACACGACTACGCAACAGCTGCAAGTCTTGCCGCAGCTCCAAGCGTATGCCCCATAGGTGGCAGCACGTTATTTTGCGGCGTTGAAACATACTCTTATCTGGAGCCAGTGATCAAGGCTGAAGTTGGGTACGTTTTTACATACTCAGACGATGGCCTTCTTGGTGATAGCGAGTTTTACGTGGGCGAAAGATACAGATTTTTAGGCACGGGTAGCATTGCGAATAGCGCAGCTACTCATACTGCTGCAGATGTCACAGTCTTCAATTCAGATACTGGTGCAGACGTGACGGCTGCGTGGCTTACCGCTACCGGCATTCCCCCATCTGCTGTCTTTTTATATGGCCTTTCGCCTGCTGGCACAATCATTGATTTTGTGGCATTGGGGGGCCTTTCTCCATCGGATCCGGCGTTAAGGGCGGCGCTAGGGTTGCCGTCTGGCGCGCGCGCAATATATCAAGCTGAAATCAAAAACTTCACCAATCAGTACGACCCGCTATTGCCAGTCGACACTGGCACGTTTGAAGGACTGCAGATTGAAAAGATAATCTCACCATATGCCGATCCAACGTCAACACCGACTGCCAATAACTCCGCCTATGCGGACACTACCTTTCTAAGGATTGAAGGCAACATTTACGACCCGCCCAGCGAAGGATCATATCCCACAACCACCAAGCAGATTTTTGTTTACTACGAGCAAGGCGTCAAGGTTGATCTCTACAGCGGCGGGCTTGTGGCTGGCATATATCCGCGTGGTGCCAGCAATCAGCTGGTCGATCTGGTGATGTACCTCTTCACCATCTACAAACAAGCCAATGGGGCGGCAACCGCTGACATTGCGTCGCCGATCTTCATCGGCAACCTGACCAGCATTGCGGCATTTTGCACCCAATACAACCTGTTCTTTAATGGCGTGCTGGATGAGACCGTAAACATTATCGACATTGCCTCAACGCTGGCGCCGTATTTCCTGCTGTCATTCCTGTCGCTTGGCGGCCAGTATCGCTTCGAGCCGTTGCTGCCCCTAACCGGAAACGCAATCAAGCTAACAGCGTTGACGCCAGCCGCTACGTTCACCGAAGACGAAATCCTGCCTGGCAGCTTCAGCAAGTCATTCCGCGCCGTGTCAGATCGGCAGGATTTCATCGCAGTGATGCTTTACCGCGAAGCCAACCCAAGCGAGATCGGCATTCAGCGTACCAAGCAGGTGGCCTACACCACCACAGCGCTCGATGCGCCAGTGGAGCAATTCGACATGACGGACTTTTGCGCCAGTCCCAATCATGCGGTGATCTACGCCAAGTATGAGCTGGCCAAGCGTAAGTTTTCAACCCATACCATCAGCTTCCAAACGGCGCTGATTACCACTGGCCTCAAGCCAACTGACATCATCAAAATCCAGCGGCAGCGGATCTCATCACGCGGCGACAACCGCACCGAAATCGAGTGGTATCAAATCACTGGCATCACCTATGCCACCGATGGCGGCAGTACGATTGAGGCAGAGCATTTCCCGGTGAGCGGTAGCGACATCGCGGAGATCAGCAACTCAATCGTCAAC